AAATAATCAATATTAACTCTTTTTATTTTGTTTATTAACTACAGTGTAACCCGTCCCCTCTTTTTTTATGTATTCAATAGGAACAGTTGTTTTTATTATTAAAAGAGCTCTAACGCCAGTAGGCGAATTAGGGTCTATTATATATTGTGGCTCTTTTACTGGCTCAACTAATTGTACATCATTTTCTGGATCAAAAACTTGATCCATGACTTCTTCGTATCTTATTATATCTTTATGTATCGCAAGATCTAGTAAATGAATTTTATTTTTAGTTAATTTAATTTTCTTTTTTTGAGGATCTTTTTTCTTTATGAACTCTTCCTGAGAACTAGTTCCGCCAAAAGCCGCTCCATCAAATTCTTTTTCTTTGCCTGGCTTAGGTGAAAATTCTTCATCAAATGATTTTGGTCTATTTCCAACTATTACATTTAATGCTTCCTTTATATCCTCTGGTAAGTTTTCCTCTAACTCTTTTATTTTGCTGTCTGGTGTATTCTGGTGCTGTTGTTCGTTGTTGTATTGCATATCTATTAAACTGATCCAGTACTGTTCGCGTCTTGGTCAATCATCCGCTCATTTCTATAATTTGCTAGCATTTTTTTGTATGCTTCAACTTTTTTAGCTGTTTGTCTCATTTCCTGGCTTTCGGTGCCATTAACTATGTTTTCTAGTTTTTTTCTGGCTATGGCGGTTCCAACACCACCAACTGCTCCGAGTCCAATTAAACCAAGTGAGTATTTCTGGACCAGAGACTGAAGATCTATGGCAGTTTTATTTAGTAGTTCTTCTACCTCTGGTAATGTAAGCCCGTTTTCTGCCGAAGATTTGATAAAACCTAACTTTACTGATTTATAAGTTTGCTCAATCTTTTCTCCATTTTGTATGTGTTTTGCAATTTTATTCATATTTTTTAATAAGTGTAATACCCTGCCCCATTGTAGCGTGGTCCAGCGGAGTTTACCCCGCCCCTACTTCCAGATCCCATGAACCCGCCAATAGCAACAGAAGCTATAGTTCCAAGCCCACCAAATCCCATCGCTTTAGATAAAATATATCCAGCAAGCATTCCTAGTCCCATGTTTTTTACTCTATCAATTGATATTGATTTACCGCCAGATGATCTCATTGCTGACCTAGCCTGAGATATTAAAATGTTTCTATCTCCCTGCGTTAATGTCGGGTCTGCCCCAAGTATGCTTTGAAGTGCAATTAAGTCCACTTGCTGGTTCCCTGTACCAAACGCCAATTTTTGTTTTTCCTGACTTTTTTGTATAGCGTATTCTTGTTTTATGGCTTCCTGTCTTGTGTCATGTGTGCCGAGAACTTTTTTGCCGTCTTTTGTGTATAATTTATACTTACCTTTTTCTTTTTTTATTACTGCACTTTTTTGTAAGTCTTCTGATGACCCCAATTTTCTCTCTTGGTATTCTTTTTTTATTATATCTAAATAATTAGGGTCGGTTTTTAGTTTTTCTGGAAACACTAATGGATTTTTAAAATCCATATTTTGTGTCATCATTTTCCTGGAATTCTCTGAATACAATGGACTATCTGGAGACCCCAGTAGTTGAAACGCACCAGACGCAACTGCTCCGCCTGCTCCGCCTAGTGCCAAGTCCTTTAATAAACTATTGTGCTGTTTTCCAGCCATTCTTTGCCCAATGTTTCTAGCCCCCATTACCCCAGCCCCGATTAATGCTGCTGATGGTAATGCTTCTATTCCTCCAGTAATTGGGTAGGTCAACTTGTCCATTGTTAACCCGCCAATATATTGCTTTATTTTATCTTTTAATTCTGTTGGGCTATTTAACTCTTTAAATTTTTCTTTAACTTCTTTTGTCCCATTCGAAAAATCTTTTATTTTATCTATTGCTAGATTTAAAAGAGGCCCCGCTGTTTTATGCAGTTTTTTTTCAAGGATCGTATCAACAAATGATTTTACGGTAGTTACTGGATGTTTCCTTGGGGATATGACCCAACTATTGTTATCTTTTTGGCTGTTTAGCTCAAAGGTCATATTGGTCTTACCAGTCTGGAATGTTCCAAGTATTTTTGATGGAGATGATTTATGTATTTGTGCTCTACCCTTAAATGAGTCTCCACCAACTCCAAAATCATCTGATTCAGTGTCCGTCAACCTTTTTGCTTTTATTGGCTCTCCTGGTTTTTCAGGTTCATCTAGTTTAAAATTTAATGTTCTATTATCAACTAGGAAAGAGAGGTTTCTTGTTCCATCTCCATTTTCGGTAATAGAGAAATCCCACATCTTAGGATTATTCATAGAGGGAATACCGCTATACGTACTTCTTTCTCTATGAGAAGCATCAGAACTAAAAGACTCAAAATCTACTGGAGCCAGCAAAGATTTAATATTGTCGTCCATTACGTTAGTTAATCAATGCGTTTTGAGGAAGACTTGAACTAAATAGTTTAGCGTTATTTTTATATATTTCTCTTAGATCCCAGCCCTCGCCCTTGCCAGCCCATGTGTCAGCTATTGCCTTTCCAGCTAGAGCGCCCCCAACAGCACCTACTCCAGTGGATGCTAATCCATTTAATCCAAACGCTTTAGGAATAAAAGCTCCAGCCAATCCACCAATTAATAATGGAGCAACGTTCTTTAAGAACTCTGGATTCTTTATATAGTCCCATGCTTTAGCGCCGTATTCTTTTAATGGTTCAGTAAATTTTGCTACGTTTTCAGAAATACCTTTTGTTGCTGCACTATCAAGCATTGGCTGTAGACCTGGTTTTAAAAATTCACCAACCCCCCTAACAATTCTGTCTTTTATCCCAAGTTCTTCTGCGGCCTCTTTTGTAATATAATGATTTTCAACTAACCATTCTGATCCCGAGTCGCAAATATAGTCTATAAACCCTAATGCCATTTCTGCTGACATGTTTGCTTCTTTTTCTAGTGAGTCAACAAATCCACGACAAAACTGAATCTGATTAGGCTCAGACGTAAGATCTAAATTCTCTTCAGCTATCTTGCCTACGTGTTTAAATACTTTTTCACTAAATTGCGGGGTTAAACAGAAATTCATACTATTCATAATATATTGTTTTTATATTTTTTCTAGAAAAATATTATTGCAGTGGGACGTTTTGAACAACTTCTGGCATAGCTTGCTCCATTCCCATGGACCTTGCCTGTGTCCTTAGTTGGTCCATTTTCTTTAGAACAAGTGCATGAAGTGTATCATTGTTTTGTCTAATTGAAGTTAATTGCCTGCGTCTATCTGCCTCTGGCATCTGCAAGAGTTCTCTGGCTGTTTGATCAGCTTGCTGGTTAACGTCTTGAGGAGTTGCTCCTCCGCCCCCTTCTTGTGACCCAGATTGAGGATCTTCTTCGCTTACCAATCCCATTTGTGCCATTTGTGCTTCTTCCTGCATCTTGCGTGACATATCTTCCATTTTGCGTTGCTCTTCTAGTATCTTTTGATACTCGCCTATCGGGTCTGAAACACCCATAGGACGCATTGCTGTTTCCTTGCTCAACAAGTTAGCGGTCATTGCTTGCAGTCTCCATGCCTTGTTTTCTATGTCATCGATGATTCTGACTGACTCAAGCTCACATTCGTAATCTCCGCTACCCATGTATGCAGATACTTTAGATACGCAATCTTGTGCAAGTAGGTTTAGCCCCCTTACGAGACTTGACCAACCACGCTCAAATACTCGCAGACTAATTGGAGCTGCCTGTAAAGTCATTGTACTTCTATACAGTTCGGGCGGGATCCCTCTGCCATTAAGCATTCGATCCTCTTCATCCTTAATTAAATCAACTGGAGCCAAATTTCTACCCTCTCCTCCAACTGCCTGATACGTTACTGGGAATGGGAAGAAATTCCAGTCTGCTCCATCCTGCCTGTGGCGTACAACTGCGTCTTGCATCTCTTGAACCCAGTTCTTCATTAGGTTATTGTAAATAGAATTTCCCTCAGTGTAATTGCCTTGAGCTGGGCTAATTATTCTAAGAGGTACAATATAATCCATCATCAATACTTCGTTGTACCTACGCAATACTTGAAGCCTAAAGAAGTTCTTGAAGCTAGATAGAATTGCTGGGAGACCCCATCCACCTAACCATAAGCCAGATAAATATGGCTCTTTCATGTGGTGCAAGTGTCCTTGCTTGAACTTGAATTGAGTTTGATTTTTTATAGCAGCCAGGAACGGGAGCGGAGTTGTTTTAATGAAAAACTTGTCGTTATTTAGTACGCCAGTTTTAATCTCATTTGGAATCTCAGTATAATACTCAACATTGTGGGTAAGCCTATTTGCCTTAATAGTAATATGCTTCGGATTCCATCTAATTATCTTGATAGCTTTGCTATCTTTCTTTTTGTAGTCTCTAGCAATGTGCTTAGTGTCGCTTGTACACTTTCCGCAATATGTAATAAACGATCCATCATCTGGATTATACTTAAAATCAACGTGCTCTATGTTTGTCTCCCTTTTGCACTTCGAGCAAACCAAGACCCTAGTAAATGGCAAAGATACAGTGGCAAAGGAATTTCCATAGCACATGAAATCATTTCCTATTGCTTGAAGAGATCCAGCAAGATCAAAGTCTTCTGTTATGAGTTTTTCAAATTTTTTTCTCTCATCATCGGACTGACCGCTGAATTTTAAGTCAGTAAGAAAGTAATTAACAATTCTCTCGCTAGCCTTTCTATATGTTGAGTCATTCACATACAAAAACTCACAAAGCTCTAGAGCACTGTTTATGGTTCTTGGAGCATAACTGGAAGCGAGGTCCACCCATGGATTCATAAACCCCGTGTTAATGCCGTTTTTTCCACCAATGATATCAATATTCATTACTTATTATAAATTATTATTTGCGTGATTTGCACGAAGTGTTTTTACAGCATTTTTGCTTATTGCACTCACATTCGGTATCCATGCACTCTTGTGCTTTTTTAATCATTTTATACTCTCCGGTCTTTTCATTGTCGCACTCGAAGTGGTCCAAAACGCTATCCATAGGGGAAACGTCATCTCTTATTATTGCTAGTTTTTGCATATAAATTATAGTCCAAGTTTTTGAGCCTTTAATTGCTTTTCTTCAGTTAATGGGGAGTCCTTTTTTTGCGTTAAGAAATTTAACAAGTTTGAAGAAAAATCTTCGTGTTCTGCTTGTGGTTCTAAGTTATCTAAAGTTTTTTTATCGTCCTGCTTTTGATCAACTTGCTCGCCCAGTATTACTTCTTCAGAGTCTTTTTGAAGGAATTTTTTATTTAATAAATTTATTGGAAAATTAGTATACATGTGTTGCTTAAGTTAATTATTTAAATTACTCTTCTTCTTTGTTTTCGTCCACAATAAAAAAAATCGACATTATTGAATTTAATTTATCTATTGGTATGTAGATACCGCTAGCGTAAAGATTATACTCTATATTTTCGTAAATTGCATTTAATTTTATTCCCCTCTTGGGTTTTACTTTAACTCTATCCTCAATTGGAGTAATCAAAGAAAATATTTCTCCATCTATATGAACTTGAGATGCGTCAACGGAAACATCTGTGTAGGGTGTTATAAACACTACGCTTTTCTTAGCGTCAGTGTCGGCTTTAATATTTTTTAATGCGTCTTCTTGTTTTATTGGAATGATGTCAGCTTTTACTGTTTTTTTTGTTTTTGGCTTAGGTTGCTCAATTATTTTATCTTCGTCTTTTTTGTCTAAGTCCAGTATCTGAAAACTTTCAAAAGATTTTAGTCTTTCGGCAATTGTTTCACTAGCTTTGGGTATTTGCGTGTACCCCGCTAATGGGTTTTGTGATGTTGTCATTTTACTTATTACTAAAAAGGTATGTGTAGCGATACCATGTGAGTTTGTATTTTTTCTTCTTTAAAGTCTGCGTATTTTACTTCATACGATAATGTCATAATCCTTTCCCACATACTAAATGGCACGTCCAGTTTGAATGGTATTTCTGCATCACTTAGAATATAGCAAATAGTTACTGGCACCTTAAACAAAGATATGACATTTTCTATCTTAGCTGATTTTGTTTCTTTATCTGACTTGGTGTAGGTTGCATCAACCTTGGTCGAAACACAAGAAGAAAAAAATAAAACAACAGCTAAATAGCAAGCAGCCTTAAGCATCACATTCTTATTTCTCTTTTTGATTCTTTAACTTGTTTAGATTTTTCAGGAAGTCTGATGCATCCTGGGGTAGTAAAACATAAATCTAGGAATGGCTCGTCTAATAATTTTTTTAAAGAATTATCAGGTAAAAACATCAAAAGAGATTTTTCCCATTCTATAAATTCCGTTTCCTGAAATACTCCACCTATTGTTCCCCATATATCTAATCCAATTGGAGTAATTGTTAGCTCTTTATTGACTGTTACCCATTTAGGCCCATTTTCTTCGTTTGATATGTAAAAAATTTTATCAATACAGATAGGAACCTCGTCAAATAATTTATAAGCCCAAAACTTAGTTCTTTTTTTGCACTCATTTCTATATTCATCAATTGGGCAATTTTTAATTTGATCAATTTTGTATTTACACTGATCCATAAATTGACGGAATACTTGTGATCGGCTTTTTATAAAAACAAATGAAGTGTAATCATTCTGTGATGGGCTTAACGTATGGAAATGGTCGTAATCAGCATCTATGCTTTCGCTAGCTGAATAAATATCCCTACCTGTAAAAGTATCCATAATTAAATCGCTTGGTGAGGCTGGAGTTGCCAGATTTAATGGAAGCAATAACTGCTCGTATGTTTCGTTTATTGCATTATTGTCCATCAGTGCAATAAACTACTTTATTGCATATTGTGCAAGTATTTTTTAAGAAAAAATGTTTCTCGATCTCATCTCAAAAAGCAGTGGGGCTATCCCTAATTGATCTTTTGTGGCAGTAGAACTATATTTACCGTCTCCTAAATACTTTCCGGATTTCCAGTTATTTGTGCCGCTCCACAGGTAGGGGCTGTTATTAGATCTATATAGTCTGTAGCCAAACCCATTGTATCTTTCCGCCTGATACAGTGCGCCCTCAATAGACCAATCAGTCCATTTATCTAACTTCTTTAGTTTTAGTGCGTCTTTGGCGCTAATATCCCAAGCATATCCACCTAGTGTAGTTGGCTCTGAAAGAGGTCTTCCCGATGGCTCATTTACTGTTCTTTTTTTAAGTGAGTCTCCATTGTGGAGATGCGTTTTAAAATTTAAAGTTGCTTCTCTGTAGTGTATGCAACCTATCCAGTACCATGGAGCTATTCCAACTTTTTCATACAGTTCTTTATTTTTTATGATTTTATCTACTGTGTCTTTTACTAAACTTGCATCAGATATTTTCATACTAGAAAACATTGATGTATATTCTTCCCTTAATTTAGAATATTCAGAGGATATTAATGGTGGAGTCGTGGACATTTTGTTTGTTCTTTTGCTTGATGGTATTGTGCCTTTGGGGTCTGCATCAAAATTGGTGTATTTATTCTCTTGGTATATTTTTCTGTATCCATTCTCCCATAAGAATCCAGAAAGAAAAAGTCCCAATTTATATACCTCTTCCTCTTTCATGTCGGGAAACAAGATATGCATAGACTCATGGATTAATGAGTCTAAGTACTCACTAGGCCTCTGATATGGGTCTATTTCTATTCTAGCTTCATCTCTATATGCTAAGCCAAAGTATTTCTTTTTTCTATCTGTGTCCAAGAGATTTTTATCAATTACCGAAATTTTGTTGGGGTAATTTATTTTATACTCTCTTGTTTTTTTCATTTAATTTACCTTTGGTTGCTATTTATCAGTGTATCTATCGTAAAGAGCCATGTCAAATTTAGACTTATCCATAAAAATTTCATATGTGTCTCTTGATATGTCCATTGGATTTTCTTTTTTGTTGCTATAGTTTTTAAATATATCATCTTTTTCAAAAAAGGCTCCATCAGTAGTAAAATATCTCCTTGCTAATTCTTCTAGGAAAAAATTTACGGATTCAATCGGAACAACACCTATTTTATCTAAAACAGAGCAAGCTTTATTGAAGTCGTCCATATTTAATGGCCTAGAGTATGGTGCCTCTGAAAGATGTCTAGTGATCCAATTACTCTCAAATCTATTTGATTTAATGTATTCCTCAAAATTGTTGTGTTTTATTATTTTGTGTGTTGGTTCGTGTTCTGATTCATCTCCCGTTAAGTATGAATAAATTGAAAACGATCTTGATAACGTATCTCTGTTTACAAAAAATGGGTCAAATGTTTCTCCAGAGATCTCCTGGAGTTTTGGAATTAAGCCATTAGCCAATTTATTAAAACCGCGTAACTCAACAACTGCTGCAAATATATCAAATCTATGTTGACGAAGAGCTATGTAAAAATCTTCCTGTGATATATATGGAGATCTTTTTTCTACTGGATGCTTCACGCATCCAACTAGATAGTCTTCTAGGGGCCTTGAGCTAGTTACAAAAAACTTAAATAAAGGACCCCCGTATTCGGTAACGTTTAGCATCTGCCTAAAAATAATTTCACCTGTTCCAAAATAACTAGAAGTAAATATTTTTTGAAAAGCGCCTATTATGTAGGTACCAGCAGTTCTAGGGATATGAACGTAAAGCGGGATTTTATTCATCTGTGTATACGACGCCATCAGGTCGCTCTTTATTAAGTATTAATCTTGCCAAGCTTCCATCTACACACCCGTGAACAACCATGCATTCTTTTCTGACTACGCTATTTTGTTTTTTCTTCGAATCACCAATTAATCCAGAATCGGTACACATATAATTGCTTGACCTAAAATTTTGCTGTATTATCTTTGACTGAGCGGATTGCTTGTGTATTTCCTCTCTGCACCAAACGTCAAAAGCTATTACAGGGCTTATAGATTTCCAGCTATTGCATATTTTACTTAAGTTTGGCGGATATACAGCTACTCCATCCAAGTGGGGGCAAGATGATGCAGGCAATTGTATTAAAGACCCTAAGCATAGTTTCCCGCATAATTCATATTCTTTTGAAAGTGAATCTAGCCAATTATTTTCTATTGGAGTTGTATCCATCTCCATCCAGAACCATGGCATTTTATTTTTTTTAGACTCTAAGTATTTAATTGTTTCGCTCCAGTAATGATTAGGTCCACTTGGCCAACCAATAGGTCCATTCTCCGGAAATTCAAATATTGTGGATTCTCCAAATTTTCTATTAAGTCTTTCAAATACTGTTTGACCAAATTTAACATCAAAAGGCCTATGTACGACCAAAAGCGAATGAGACTTGTATAATGAAAAAAATCTAACTATATCACAAAAATCCTCTATCAATGGTTCATCATGACTCGATACAGGGACTACGACGAGCATATTGTTATTCTGGTATTTCTTGCCACTTACCAATTGGGCATGCTTCAGTTGCCAATCTTATCTTTGCCCACGTTGAACAACCACATTTTGTGCATCTTCCCGTATTATTTAAAGCAACTGAGTCCCAAAATTCACACCCCTTGCAAATATTTTTACGTATTTCAATTTGTTCTTCTGTTGCGTTTCTAGCTCCAGAAGACACCCATTTTGTTACAGCTGTGGCAGCAGATCCAATCATGGCAAGCGTTGAGGGTTTTTCTTTTTTGTCCATAACGCTTCTGTACCTAGCTAGCACCTTTTTGTGCATATCTATGTCTCTCTCTTCGCCTTTTTCAAGTCTGCAATGCCAGTAATCCAGCAAAAGATTTGGTTTAGTGTTTGTTATTTTAAATCCCCTAGATAGCCATTTATCTCTTTTTGCTGGTCTATCTTCAAGCGTCAATGCATATACAATTGGTTTTAGCTCTTCTTTGTTTATAGTCATAATAAATTAATATTTAAATATAATGTTTAACTAAACAAACGCCATAGCGTTACCTGGTCCTATTGGAAAAAAATTCATTCCCGTGTAATTTGGTGGTGGTGGTCCTCCTCCTCCACCACCACATGATCCAGGATTATTAGGGCAGTCAGTTAGAGGAGGCAGGCTTGTGAAATTTTCGCAACCAGGGACTGGATCCTCAAATCCAAATGTTACTGAAATTTGCATTCCATGTGGGCCTCCATGTGTAGCATTATGGCTAGTTGCAGTCACCTTCATTTTAAACATACCAGTACTTCCAGCAAATGTATTTACTGGAGTGGATCCAGAGAAATACCCTAATACGCAGCTATTACTATTTTGGTTACTGCTTTGTAAAGTTCCAACAGTTCCATAATTGTCTACCATACCCGAGACAGAAGCCGTTGGTTTATATTTTTTAAAACAATCTGGAAATTCTATCGAGGATTCTATATCTTTGGTTTGAGTAGCACCTGCGCAATCCGCGCTGCCAGATCCGCACGGAGATGAAGCCTCTTCGCAACCAGAGATTACCATATTATCTAAGTATTGATAATTAGAGGCTACTTGACCACTTCCTGATTTGATGCAACACATCTCAAAGCATGGACAATCTTCAACCGATGGGGTTCCGCCTACTGCAATTTTCCACATTGTCTTCCCCTTCCATGAAGCCTCTGATGTCTTGGAATCGCAAGTACATGTATTCGCCAGCATTTTACCTAATACATAACTGAGGTCATTTACTTGACACGCACATATGAATTCCCCTCCACCAGGATAGCAACACCTATTGCAATCTCTGTATCTAAATCTATCTAGGTCAATATTGTTGTCTTTTTTCCAGACGTCAGTATTTCCCTTGCAATAATTCCAATCTGCTCCAGTTCTATTCCCACCTCCAAAAGCAGGCGCAATAGCGTTCCACATGTCATTGATATGGTTTGCCGTAATTACTTGTGTAACATATCCTCCTTGATCATGGCTACGGATCCATTTTATTCCACGCTTTTCGTGATTTTGAGGACACAGCTGAGCGCTTGCGCTACAGCCTGGATCTCCGTACGCACTCCCAGATGGGCCCAGCATATCGAAATAATTAGAATAATGCCATTGTTGGTTTATGTTGCAACATTCTTCACCTGAAGAATCACATGGTGGATTCGTGTCACATATGCACACTGTTTTTGGAGTTGCATTGCCAATGCAAGCATTAATTACATCCATGTAGTTACTTGCCCATTTTCTCCCAAGGTTACATATATTATTGTCAACGCTTCTCCCAGGGTAGTTTTGGGACCTCCAGCTAGCTGGGTCCATGTCTGCACATGAATTCCCAGAACAACACCTGTATCTTGGGTAATGATCGCCGCCTTCCTCTAATTGCCATCCTCCACACCCATAACAGTCACTTTTTAAGTATACAATCCATGGACCGAAATCGCTATGATTGTATGTATAGTTGTCGTTTGGGGCGGGTATTCTACTGTTTATGCTCCCCCCTGTAGTTATAAATCTTGTTTCAGAAAAAGCTGGATTTGCGCCTGGCGTTAATTTTATTGAAATAAATCCATCAATAGTAGCAAGCGGTTCTATCTCCTCTTTGTATGGGGCATCTCCATATTTAGGTCTTCCACTTCCAAGAAATAAATTTATGCCATATTTTGCACATTCATCCCTGACTTGATTGTACTTTTTTCTTAGTTGAATTAAATCAGCCCATGACACACAACTCCCTGCCGAAACTGCAGCTCCCGGCCAGCCACTGTCATTTTGACACGCCATAAAAATTACTTATTAAATTTATAGCTATTAACTATTTGCTTTTTTTTATTTGTGCCAGAGTCAATAAACTCTACAACGTCAAAATTAATGTACACATATATAGATCCACTAACAGGATTCCAAACATTAATTTGTTTCCCCGCCTTGTTTAGTTCTATTATATTTTTAACTGGATAATTTATTTGTCTTTTGTCTCCATACGCAGAACAACCAACAAGGGAGAATAATACAAAAATAGAAAATAATATTACTTTAATGCGCTGCATGCTTGTGCTCCTGATGATAGCAATTTTTCCATATCGCTAAATTTTACAAAAAATCTTCCGTTTTTCCCAAATTGACTTCCCCAACTATTGACGGCAAAGAATGTCTCCCATTGACAGTCTACTCCGTATATCAACCACGCATGACCACCCTCATAAGTTGAGATAGGTCTAGCAAAACCATTTTGGTCTGGTGTGGACATAGAAGCATACCAATTGCTCCCCATAACTACTGGACCGTTTTCGTAAATAAATTTTGCTATTTCCTCTACTGAATATCCCCATACATAATCTTTAATTAATCCAAGCTCTTTCAATACTTTTGCTCCAGCCCTAACGCTAGTCCCGTATGAGTCTGGCTCTTCTCCCTCCCATTGATCAATTTTTTGCGCCTTCGTGTAAATTTCTTGTGAAGTTATTTTAGGTAAATTTAAATCAAAAAATGGGCTAGATTGAATGAATTGCCCCCATGCGTATCCAACACAGTGACTAGTGGAACCCTGGTTTAATGCGTTTCCTATTTTCCATGATTGCCTGATCGTATCACTTATGTCGGGCTTGTTTGCAAACATCAAATACTGCCTGTCTCTATCGTCATGACTAAATAATAACCCCCTGCCAGCAAGAGGATGCTCGGATTTATGTTTACTAGTTATGTTAGTGTTATTGTTTTCTATCATTTTATTTTATTGTATTAATGCAGCAAATTTAATTTGGCTTTCGATTTAATTTGTCACTTTATGTGCCATAGTCAATAAAAAAATAAACGGAGGGGAAGGCCCCTCCGTTTACGCTCTATTAAATAGAGCCAACAACAACAAACACGTTAGAATACAACTAACAATATAAATATATGCTCAATATATTTAAAATACAATCTTTTTATTTAACTAAGTTCCACTCCCTGGAACATATAGTATTGAAGCATTCTTGCATACCTTCAATAGACTCTAAAGACTCAAGTAATGGAAGAGGAGGAGTCCATACACAAATTATTGTACCGTTTATTTCTGGCTGATGTTTTTCGTTTGCTTTGTGGTGTATTATCTCTCCTGGATAAAATATTTTTCCAGATAAACTGTCTATTACGTATCCACTCACTACTATGATTTTTTCGTCAAATTTATGAAAATGTAATGGAGCTACCCCAACCCCCTCACATATTGCCCTAGTGCAATTTTCGTCATTATCTATTAGCATTATTTTTATCCCATCAAATAATGTGCCCCACTTACCGCTCACCATCACTCTAGATACATCTAAATTTCCACTACTATTGTCGTTGTGTGATTCAATTACCCTTGCCCCATCATTAATTGCTTTAGCAGCGTGCGTAGCCGCCTTTCTTAATTTTTGATGAGCGCTCTTGAGCTCTGATTGTATGGGCGTTGTTGTATACATTCTATTGTTTATTGTTGTTTAGCGCTCTTTCAATAATCGCACATTGATTGGTTACATGGTCTTTTAGCCTGGATATAGCCAACTCTAGTTGAGCTTTGTTTTCTATTGAACCTGCTGTAATGGCTGGGGCGATGGCCTCAACAACTTGAGTTAGTGAGGTTATTGTTGATATATTCTCTTTTGATAAATCCAGTAGCTCCCTAGAATATATCCTTTCTTTCTCTTTATAGTCTTTAATGTCTTTAATTAAAAAATATATCCACCCAACCATTGTAGCAATTCCAACTCCAAATGTTTTAGCCAATTCTACTAAATTAGGTTCCGGTGGTATTACTTCTGGCAACATAGTTAATAGATAATACTGTAGTTACTCAACAATATCAAAATAAAAAAAAAATAAAAGGGCACTTAATAGTGCCCTTTTAAATTTCTAAATATTATTATTTGTTATTATCTAGTTTTTTCTCTCATGAATGGAGTAGCTGGCCTTGATTTGATCTTCTTTTTGGGTGATGCAGCCTGGGCAACTGGGTTAGCTTTTGCCATTTTGTTGTTGTTCTTGAGGGCAGAAGAAAGGGCTTCAGATGTCTTAGACAGTGCAAGCCCGTCAATTTTGACTGGGCGCCCAGACTTAGCTAGAGTCGCCTGAATTTCTGCTCCATATTTTTTGATAATGTTAGCCGGAATCAATCCGACTAATCCATCAATAATAGCCCAAAGCAAACCAGTAACTACGGTTGGGTTGATGAACTCCGCTGAATTAGGAATTTTTGCAGCAAGATATGCCACAATTATAGCTGCAGCAAAAGATACACCTTTTTGAATGTATGGCCCAAGTCTACCTAAAGCCATTTTTACTACGAATGTTTCTACGAATGATGGAAGTTTTAATTTCATGTTTTATGTATTGAGCTGTCAGTATTGTTTATTTTTGGGTGTCTGTCAATTTTTTTTTACAAGCTATTAACGAAGTATGTTTAAGTACTCTTTTATATCTGGAAATAGATCTTCGTTTTCATTTTTGATTGCTTTAGCTAGATTTACTTGTCTGTCTATAAAGTTTATATCTACTGGGTATCCGAAATTCTTCAAGCGATTCTTACTAGATGAATTTTCTATGTTTAAATTAGGGAACACTTCCCTAAAAAACCTAAATTCAAAGAAATTAGGTATTATTGAGGATGCACTTGGAAACACATTTTTATCTATATCTAGCTCTAAGGACCAATCAGGATTTAACATTTCTATAAATCTTTTATGTAACTTTTTGTAATAGTAAGAAGTAGGATGGTTTGTAGAGGTTACAATAAGATGATCTTTGTATTCATTAAGTATGTCCAATGTGTTTATATAGTTTTTAAATTTAGCTGATTCTTTTTTCTGTTTTCTTTTGTTTTTATTTATAGATTTTTTTGCAGCATATTCTATTAATTTAGCAAATTTAGGATCGTACTCATTTTTTAACCAATTCAATATTTCACTATTGTTGTATCCTTGTTCGATTAACCATATAAAAACATATGGCATAATTGTTTCACGGTCTTGATAAAATTGATTTAAATATCCAGAAAAATTAAATACAGGTAAACATATTACTTGTTTTTTATTATTATATTTATGTTCAATATATTCGGTAGTTGCTTTTACGGGCCTCTCCCTGATGCCTTTTCTAAAATCCTGGCAAACAATAATATCTGCGTTATCTATAATTCTCTCAATAGAGTGAATTACTTTTTTAGTAAATCCTTCATTTTTTTTAGCAGGCAAATACATGAATGGAGAAACCACAAAATCAGGCCATTTCGGCCAAACACTCATAAGATCATAGTCTGATGCTTTTAATACTTCATATAATTCATTGAATTGTGCATTTTCGTTAGTTAACGCTCGACCCAATACAGCTAATTGAAAATTTCCGTAAAAAACAATTTTTTGTTTCATGTGCAATATTTTCTGTAAAGTTTGATATCAAGTTCCATGTTCTTAGAAATATAATTTTTTAATTCATCATCAAGATCTTTAAATTTAATTATTTCACCTTGGCTATCATTTCTATTTATAATGCTTTTATCTTCAATCTCGCTTGAATCTATCCAATAGCACTCTTGAAAAACTTGATCAAACAATTTATCAATATTGTTAATATCGGATACCTTAAATGTGTCTAGCAATTTTACGGCTTCGTTGAAGTCTTTTTCTGTGCAAGGCATGGATTTAAAATTCGTAAGAACTCTTATATACCAATTGGAGTGCAGATCCTTAGATTTTATGTGATCTATAAATGATTTTGACTTTAAAAACTTATGAGATATTAACTCGTGTGATGAGCTATTTCCCTTGGAATAATTATAAAGAGATTGCTCTCTTTCAAATGGGTCCCTTAAATTAGTGTAACGTAACCCGCTTGTTCCAGCTATATTTAAGATGTCTTGTATTTTACTATCAAGTAGGCACAATCCATCTGGTTTTAATACTATAGAAAATAAATTAAAATTATATATTTTAAGATCTTTTATGAAATTATCTATTTCACAATAATAAGTTCTATGATCTTTACTGTGTTCTGTAAAATTTACATTATTTATTCTTTTCTTTAGGGGGTCGTGCGCAAAAATAATTCCAACTTGTTTGCCTGAATCAGTTAATAAAAATCTACATAGATCAAGGTTCCAGTTTCTTTTGGAATTCCAAGATTTTTGAATTGCATACAGTCTATATAAATTAGCGGTAAGCCTGGTGGTGTAGGTTCCGCCACATCTTGGAAAATGTAAATAAATTGGTATTTTGGGTGGCTGAGTTTTTGAGCTAGAATTAATAACGCCTAAATATTTATTGTCTTTATTTAATAGCTCAATTATTAATTGCTCCCTTATTTTAGTTAAACTTAATTTATTCAACCCAGGAGAATTGGATGTAAATTCGTCTACAGTTCTGTGTGCAACATGAAATACTTTGTGTTTGCTTAACGTCTCATAGTCTTTTGTGTATAGCGCAACGTATTTTCTTACTGGGCAAATATTATAATTAACGCTTCCGCAATTTAAGTATAAAAAATTTTGATCATGGTAAACTGTATACCCCTTTCTTTTGTATTCTTTTTTAAGTAATTGTTTATTTTGGTCTGAATACAATACTATGTCTTTGCAAAATGACAAAAACTGTTCTTTTGTGCCAAGTGCAAAGCATGGGCAATATCTATCTAAAAATGTTATTTTATCTGTTGGTTCTTTTATATCATTTATAGATAAGTATCTATTTACAACATCATAATCGGATACAAAAAATGATTCACTTTCATCTTGGGTAGAGTACGCAAGCCACCTTAAGTAGCAAGATAGTCCATATTGGCTTAATCTACTTCCAGAAATATCAATGTGGATTCTTTCAACACTTTGTTTAAACTCGTTGTAATATGGACTTCTTTCAGCATCACGTTGATTTAATATAATTGCCTCAAATCCATTTTGTTCCCAACTCTGTTTCCAAAGGTTTAATATCTCTGTTTGATCTTCTTCTCCTAATTCCTCAAAATATGTGTATATTTTATTTTTCACTCTTAAATTAGTATATAGGACTCACTTAAATGCCAAATATTAGTAAGATGTGAATTTTTATCATTTTATGAGTTGAGTATATTTAAGTACTCTTGTATTCCTGGATGCATGCCCTGGTTTTCGTTTTTCATTTTATTGGAGATAATTACTTGTTCGTTTATGAATTCTATATCCACTGGTCTCATAAAATTGGTTAAAGATTTTTCGTAAGATAATTGTTCTATGTTTAAACTAGGGAACGCTTCTTTGAAAAATTTAAGTTCAAACAAGTTAGGAATATTTGATCCACTTGGAAATATGTTTTTATTTGTATCTAATTCAAATACCGATTTGGGATCTAGTATGTGTGTAATTTTTTTACATATTTCTCCATAATAATAAGACGTTGGGCAATTCATGGAGGACACAATTAGATTATCTTTGTATTTATTGAGTGTGTCGCAAGTGTTTATATAATTTTTAAATTTAAGTGATTCTTGCTGCTGTCTTTTGCTATTTTGATTTATAGATTTATTTGCTGCATGTTCGATTAAATCAAAAAATTTTGGATCATACTCGTTTTTTAGCCAGTCCAATATTTCATTATTGCTGTATCCTTTTTCGGTTAACCATAGAAAAACGTATGGCATCACCGCATCGCTATTTGGGTACTGCTCATTTAAGTATCCAGAAAAAGATACAATAGGTAAGCATACTATTTGTTTTTGTTTAGAATATTTATCGTGAATATATTCCGTAGTGCATTCGATTGGTCTTTTTTCAACATCTTTTTTGAAATTTTGACAAACAATAATGTCTGCATCATCCATTGCAGATTGAATAGAATCTATCACCTCCTGAGTAAACCCGTCACTTTTCTTGTTAGATAAGTACGTAGATGGACAAATTACAAAATTAGGCCACTCTTTCCAAGTGCTATTAAGATTGTAATCTGATGCCTTTATTGCCTGGTATGATTCATTAAATTTTAAATCTTGTGCTAGGGCCCTGCCAATGACCGCTAGTTGCATATTTCCGTAGTAAACGATTTTCTTTTTCATTCTTAAATTAGTATGTAGGACTGACTCTAAAGTCAAATATAAATAAACACTATTTTATTCATCGATGGGCGATACTTCTTCCACTTGAACTTCAACTGGAATGTCTGAAGCATCCACTGGTACCGAGGCCCACGTCAGCCCGAGCCTTGCAATTTCCGCTTCACACTCTTCTTGAGTCCCCGTAAAAAAAATACTCTGTGTAGATATTGATTTCAGAACCAACGCCGCCCATCGGGACTAACGAAAGGCTCATTAAGTGCTGTAGGAGTTGGGAAGTTTATCATTGTAATTCGGCTTTCGCTTGCTCCTCGCTGTCAAACCAACTCCACCCATCCACAGGGTAAGTATGCTCGTCTTTAGCTTCTCTATATAGTCGATAACGTGCATTGATTACGAAGTTAGGTCCATGTAAAAGTTGCCCCTCGTCCAATTTGTAGAATCCTGATGTGTTTAACGTTTCTTCATCCATAAAATTATCCTGTTACAGTCCAGTTTTTAGCCGTAGCTATTGATATATCATCGGCGACATTGCCATAATTGCCTGTGACCGTAATTGTCCTGGTTGTTGCTACTGAGGCTAAGTTAGTATAAATCTGATTAAGTGCAGCTGTGCTTAATCGGCAATTTGCAAAATCCACGTTTACCTTCATGCCTGTTACGGTGCATGATGTGAGTGAGCGGCAGGTGTTAAATGTGGTTCCAAGAGTCGTCATAGCATTAAAGTTGCACGGCCCCAGCTTTCTTAAAGTGTGGCAGTTTATAAAAGCTGAGGCTGCGGTCGTGCATAACGGCAGGCTCCACAGAGATATATCAACTGCTTGCAATGCAAAGCAGTTTTCAAACATATTAGCGATTGTAGTAACTTTTGCGGTGTTCCAGTTGCGAACGTTTAGCGTTCCCAGAGAGCGACAATTGTGAAAAGTGTAACTAAAATTTGTGCAGTTAGCAGTATTCCAATTTCCGACATCTATATCCGTGAGAGCACTACAGTTTTGAAACATACTTGAGAGGCTTGTAGCTGCCGATGTGACCCAGTTCGTGCAAATTACTTTTTGGATAGTTTGACAATCCCGGAGCATATCCGCAAAAGTGGTGACTTTTGACATGTTCCAACTAGACCCATCTATTACCTTTATACCACTGCACGAAAAAAACATGGCTGCAACAGTGGTTATGTTTGACATGTTCCACTCTGTCTCGTTTATAGACTGAAGCGCAGGACAATACTGAAATAAAGCGCCGACATTGTTAACTAATCCCCAAGAAGAGATATAGACCCTTTCGAGGTAAGAGTGGCGAACAGCTGACGACCCGATAAACAACCTTTGCGCGGCTAAAAGATTTGGAAGATTTATATTAACATCAAGCAAACCCGTAGCGTACATTTGCATGCCGGTTGGCGACGTGATTTTTTGCGATAGATCGCAAAGTGTAAATGTTGCCGAGCCTACTGGCGTTATGGTAATTATGGCTTGCTTATATCCGCGAGTAGAGAGAGTGCCATCCAATCCAGAAGAACTGTAGCTGTAATTGTAGGTAGTATTTGCGTTGCTTAATGCTGTTGTGGTATTACCGTCTCCCCAGTTTATAGTGTATGCGGAGTTGTCGGAGGTCTGCATTTTGATAACCACATAGTTTTCAGTTTGATCAAAAACAGCATGTAGTATTTTTACGGAATTAGCTTCGGCAGAAGGTAGTACGAGCCAATCGGAAGGACGGACCCATGCAGTGCTTGATCCACCTCCTCCACCAGTTTCAGTAAAAAGTGGCACTGTTCCTAAATAAGCTTTTACAACGGTAGGCATATTATTGTTTTATGAAATAAATTGTATTTGCATCTTTTGTCAATCCGTCGTATTCGGCCTGAGTAACACAACGAATAGTATTAACTGGAGTAGTGTCTGCCCCTTGTTTTTCTATTTTGCTATCTAACTCTGGCTGTAGGTTAACCACATTGTAAATTTGTAAGGTATACGGCTGACTAGCTGCATAATTAAGCCATGCGCCTGTTGTGGCATCCCATTTCCAGCGACGGCCTTCAATGGATGTTTCGTTTTCTGGCGGATAAATATATCCGTCACTTGGTGAATTTGGAAAATCTATTGGCATATATTTTAAGTTCTTAATGGTTGATTGTTTTTAAATGGATGATCGCTCGGTAGCGACGAAGTTATTTGAAATTTCCAAGCCAGATACCCTTCAATTTTTTGCCTAACTTCTTCCACTGGAATATAATTTAACATAACAAGCTCTCCAAGTGTCCCGTTTAAAAATGCTCCACCTCCATTATTCCCCAATACGGTCGCCCCTCCCGCCATGCAAACCGCTCCAGATAGAGCTGACCCTGTTGCCCTTAAAGACCCGTTTACCCATACACTAAACCCCGGATTCGTCCCGGTTGGGTTGGTGTTCATTGTGATCGATAAAATAAACAGTTCGGGATATGCACCCGTAAAAAAATTATCCACTATGAGTCTATTTATTTGAGTATTGGCGGCGTTTGTTCCAAAATCTACATATAATTTATTATTTGCAGTCCAAAATATATTTCGACCAGACAAATTGCCCCCGATAGAAGTTTCTTGTAATAAGCATGAATTACTTGTAGTGTCTTGGTTCTTTCTTATTACAGCGAACACGGTTTCTTGTGTATACGGTGTTCCGAATTCTAAATTTAAAATATTTCTATCCAGCCCGCTTACTCTTGCTAAAAGAGCTTTAGTGGATGTGTCAAACCATATAGAACGATTCAGATTTATTATCGCGTTAGGAACAAGTGATAAAGTCTGGATAGACGATTGTGGTCTGTTGGCATCTGTGGGTTGAGTTAGAGACATCCCTGAATTTTTCCTATCCGATATAGTTGTAAGTTTATAAGTACTTGCAAAACTTAAGTATCTTGTGTCTGTCGGGTCAAGCCAAACCGCAGTGTTTATATCGTAAGGACTCCACCAAGTATAAATATCTCGCGGGGCCTGTGCATCGTCCTGTACTCCTGTGTTCTGTACATTATCAGAAGTAACAGTGTTACGTAGCCCACCCCAAAAAAGTAGCTGAGATTTTCTAGAGTCTATTGGTACCGCCGCACAAGCCCAAGAGCGATTATTATAAATCTCTGTTACACTCGATGCTACACTCAGAACTTCTGCTGAAAGTTGACTTGCACCTCCCCCAATCACTCCGTTTTGACGCCAATAATGGTCGTTACTATTAGTTGTGTTAGACCATAGGTCTGTAATTCCAGAGCCCTCTGGGGGCATCGTTCCAAGAGTATCATGTCTCTTAAATACAGTATACGCAGTCCCAGTATTATCTAAAATAACTAGCCTCCAATAATTGGAATGTATATCTTTTATTCCTGTAGTTGGGTGTGTGCCGTCAAAAGCAAAAGAAGCTACTATTGAGCCGTCTGTGCGTAGCCCTAGTACATTTGTACCCTCTGAAGCTACAATTTTTTTTAGATTTGTCCAGTTTCCTGTTCCAGACGTTGCTGCTCCGCCAGCATTTATTACACTCAAGTGAGGAAAACCCGAGGAAAAACTAGTCCAACCAACAGCGCGACCATCCGACTTAATCGCAACAGCATGGCTTCCACTTATAGGACAAAGATGTCTTAAATTATTTCCGGGAGCTGTTTTGAGAGACGTAGGAATTTGTGTTACTCCGCCGAAACTGGAACCCCAACCGTACAATAAGTTATCTGTAGTTAATAAAAAAGATTGATCTGATCCGGGCCATACTTTTTTAACCAAATTTTGTCCTCGATAGGCGGTAGGGACAACCCCCTCGCTGTATTGTCCTCCAGATGTACCCAGATTCCTGAGATAACCATCTGGCGTAATAATAAGAAAACTGCCACCATTTCCCAAAGCTACATTTTCACGGCCAGTTCCGTACACCGGAAGTCCAGTTATTTTAACGTTTGAAATAGTGGAATTCGGCAGATTTTGCGCCCAAGCGGCAAATCTGTAAGCCCTATTCCTGAGATTAAATGTAAATGATCCAGTGGTAGGCGCTGTCCCGTTGAGACTATAGCTCCAACCTCCATCAGTAACCGTTATCTCTAGGGTTTGCGCGACCCCTATTGTTTCATTTCCCTGTGCCGAGCTTAATGAAGTTATTGTAGTTCCATTATTAAAAACTAACTGCCCAGCAAACTCTCCAGCAGTAGAAAACCCGATGCCATACGCTCCTGAAGAACTTTGGTTAAAGGGATCCGAGCTGCCTGTAGTCGCATACGAAGAAACAACCAAGCCGACCGAAAATCGTGTCATGGTGGCAGTATTTCTCCATGCAGCATTTAGAGTAAACCCGTTCTCATTGCTCCATGTGTTTGTAGAAAACAAACCTGATCGGGGATTGCTGCCTGTCGAAACTCCCGCAACATAATCGTTATTGGTGTCCAGCATCCAATTCCCGTTAAGTCCACCCTGTGAATAAAGCCCAGAAGCAGCTAAATCGGAACCGGTAAAATTACTTTGATAAACTTCTTGCGGCACTGTAGCTGTTTGACCGTTTTTTATATAAATAGGAGAACGCCAAACTCTAGTATTTCCAAAAAATGCTGTTGAGGCATTGGCAGAGTTAAAAACAATTTCAGAAGCTGCAGAAATTTCAGGCATATCAAGTAGGAACTATAACATACAAAACATTTGTGTCCACCACAGAAGGCAATGTAGAAACAATAGCTATTCCGTTTATACCTCCGGTGTTTGATATTTTTGAATTTAAAGTTGCTTGAAGATTAGTGACCTCTGAAATAGCGTGTGAAGGTGTTGAGTTTGCGGCTCCAATTATCGACGGAGTTAAAGTCACTGCCCCTGTCAAGCCGTTCACGCTGTCTACCGCCCCGCCAGTTCCAGGATCAGGGGTAGTTCCCCCTCCGCCAGTTCCTTCAATTACTAGAGGACCAAAACCTGCAGCGGCCTCTACCCAGTAGCCATCGATTTTATTAAAAATCCTAGCTGTGCTGGTTTGAATCCATAAGTTGTATGTGGTGTCTGTGGGTGGGGTATCTCCGTAATAAACTGATGCAGTTGGAAATGTTAAATCAGTAATTTCCGACATTACATGAGTGTGCCCTACAGCAGACTTTCCAGCTAACGAACTAGATAAATTTGTTACCTGTGAAATGGTGTGAGTGTGATTTGCATCGGCTTTTACAGAAATAGCGGCAGCCCAATCAGTTATCTGTGAAGTTGTATGTGTGTGGCTGCTTGCAGCAGCATCTATACGCCATCTAACATTTGATGCAGTTGACTCCCCGAGGATAGTTCTTCCAAGAGACGTACATCCGATCTCTTCTACTGCCCCTGCTCCCGCTGTCGCTCTACCCAAAAGCCGATCAGTTGCCGAAACATTCTGCATCTTAGCATATGTAACAGCTCCAGCAGCAATATCCTCAGTGACAACAGCTCCCGCAGCAATTTTTTCTGTTGTTACCGCTCCGTCAGCTAATTTTGCTGTGTTCACAGCCCCGTTGTCTATTGTCCAAGTAGCTCCCGAAGCGGAAACCGTGACATCGCCCTTATCTCCATCGGTGACCCCTCCTACAGAGGTAGCTGAAAATGTTAATGAGTTATTAACAGAATCGGCAGTGATTGTTACTCCAGTTCCGGCAATAAAATTAGCGGTATCTAACCCTTCCGCTGTGAGTCCAGGTTGTCCGTCTACTTCCCAATACTTGAACGTAGAGTTCATTTGGACCTTGGCATTTCCATTACC